CCTGGTCAAACTGTTCAGTTGGACCGTTATCGCTTCTGGGGTAAGCCTGGTACTAAGGAGTCCCGCGAACGGACCGCAGATCAGACTCTCGGTACCGCTTCCGCCCGTAACATTGTGAAAGACAAGGTGCTGGTCACCTTGAGGGAATACACGGGCCCCGCTGATACCCGCGATCAGACCCAGCCTTCTACTTTCAAAGTGGCTCGCGAAACCCTGATCACCGCCCAGCGTCTTCTGCTGGACACCGGTAACCTCAACGTGTTCCACCAGTCCATCGGTAGCCTGACGCTGCTTGATGACTATCGTCGTTGGCGTGACCGTGTGTTCGCTAACGAACTTCTCAAAGCCGAAGCCTGCGGTAAAGCTGACCACGAGCAAGGTGGTTACTACCTGCCTGGTGGTAAGGCTAAAGGCGAAACCGGCGGCACCCTTGGCGTGACCTACGAAGCTGGCGAATCTGCCAAGTTCGATGTCACCACTGACCTTCTCGAAGTTGTGAAGGACATGCGTAAGCGCAATGTTCCTACCTTCGCTGATGGTTACTACCGCTGCATCGTGGACCCTACCGCGATGATGCATCTTCGTCAGAACTCTGACTTCCGGGAAATCGCTCGTTACCCCGGTAACGGCATGATTAACCCCATGGCACCTAACACCGCCCCCAACGCCAACTTCTTCCAAGGATTTGGCCCTGCTTACGGACAAGCCGGCTTTGTTGCTGGTCAGCCCGTTATGCCTACTGGCTTCTTGTTTGAAGGCGTACGTTGGTTCGAGTCAACCAACCTCCCCGAAACTAACTACAACCTCGTGATCACCGACGAGTCTTCTGCTGCTGCCGATTACGGCGCTAGCCAGCTGATGTTCTTCGGTCCTCAGGCTGTGGGTGTGGGCATTGGCGGTAACAACGCACAGATCCTGCTGAACAACAACGACGACTTCAGCCGTTTCATCATCATGATCTGGTCGCTGTTTGCTGGTTTTGAAACGCTTAACCGCGATTTCATCACCATTGGTTACTCTTTCGTATATTGATAGGAGGTAACTAACAATGGCATCTTTCGAATTTAACCCTGCAATCGATGACAACAGCGGCGAGCCTCTTGCTCGTAAGCCTTGGAATAACATCATTTTCCCTGGTAACTATGTTGCTCACCTGAATGCATACCGCGACCAAGGTGTGGTCGCTCTTCCTGGCGCAGTGTTCTTCCGCTCTGTCGGCGCACTTGTGCTCAACCCAGATAACGACGGCGTCACCAACACTGACGGAACTCTGGCTGCTGGTACTTACAACCTGCAGATCCTGTCCCCCGACCTTCGTCAGGACGACAAGCCCCGCAAGGATCGCCCCATGGTGATTCCCGAAGGTGCAACCATCTACCGTCACTCTGTGAATGCTCCTGGCGTTCGTGAAGCGACTGTTGCTGGTACTGCCACCATCACGATCGCTACTGGCGACCTCGCACCTCCGAACCCAGCACCTGCTACTGCAGACGCTGAAGGATACTTTGCTCCTGTTGGTGAGTTCTCTCTGTTCGAGGGAATCCTCAACGGAACCACTGTCCTTTCCGCTGACACTCCGGTTCAAGTCACCACTAGTGAAGATCTGATCGCCAGCCAGAATCCTTCTGCTGGTGCATGTCGTAAGGCTCCTTCCGCCATCATTGTGGAAGTTTGCTACTACATGCCTGATGCTGCCCCTGATGCAGATGACCTTCACATTCCTTATGGAGTTGAAGCCGGTCAAGGTTATTGATCTATATCCTATAGATACCAAGCGCTTCCAAGAGGAGGCGCTTTTTTTTGTGCCTATAATGAACCTATGTGATATAAACGCAATGAGTAATCTATTTCAAGACAAGAAGACAGGCAAACTAGTAGAGTTCATCAATAAGCATGACAAAGAGTTTGCAATGGTTAAAGATGCTACAGGTACTATTACATACGTAATGCTTGAGCAGCTTGTTCCATATGATCGGCAGAAAGGAAGACTTGCAATTGTTGAAGCACCACAGATTGCACCTGAGCCAGAGGAGCAGTTGCCTGATTCTGTTGTGCCGATTGAGGACCTGCGCCTTAACCTGAATACTGCACCTGCTGAACAGATTGCAAAACGTCTACCAGGCGTTGGTTATGCAACAGCAAAACGTATTGTAGAACTACGTATGTCAATGTCAGGCGAACGATTCGCTAACCTCAAGCAACTAGAAAATATCCCCCGCGTTAATTGGGAACAGCTTATTGAAGAGGATCTTATCTTCATTAGTTAAAATAAAGATACTAATAATGCGGTCTAGTAATGAACCGAGATATTGAACAAATCCTCTTAGCCCAAGCTGCACGAGAAGCAGAGCAAGGACCTCGTCTAAGTGATATGGTCGCACTCGGTGCAGGCGGTGGTGCAGCAATCGGCGCTGCTTTAGGTACACCAATTAATGCTGTACAGGGAATGTTTGGCAAGAGGCCAATGTTCAAGCCCGGTGCTCGTATGGCTGGCGGACTTGTTGGAGCAATCATTGGTGGCGGTCTTGGAGCTGTAGCACAGCAGCAAGCGATTCGAGAAACTGGTGAAGCAGGTGAGCTGCTTGCCAAGATTCAATCGCAAGGCGGCATGGATGCACTTGATCAAGCTCGTCTAGAGAGCGTACTTACAAAGGCTTATTCTCAACAAGGACTTTTAGGCTGATGCAGTTAGACGAACTAAGCAAATCGAAAGTTCGCTTTCACCTTGGCTTCAATGCAGGTGCACAGATTCCAGCTGGGGATAGAGCAAGACTTGAAGAAGCAATGGCATTGATTCCAGATGAATACTGGTTTCAACAAGTCATTAATCACATTCGCAGATGTGACAGCGCATGGGAAAAGAGCGAATACTTCCCAGAAGATGCAAGCGGTTCACCAAACTACAGTCGATTAGAGCAGATCGCTGGAGATGTTCAGCGTACGATGGCAACATCTGATCCGCTGAAAGGTGATGAATACTTTCGTGAAATTTATTTAAGAGAAGTTGATCGATTAGCAGAGACATTGTATGTACCTAACTATCGCCGCCCTGATGTACGACGTTATTTATTTGAACGCTCTGGTGCTGAATTCATTATGGCTGTACCTGGACCTGCAGATACAGCAGTAGGTAGCCGATTACAATTCGCCTATCACTGGCGATAATAGTAGAATAGATTTATAAAAGACATCAGCTATTATGGCTACTCAGAAAATTACAATGGGTCGAAATAAGGATACTGATTACGAGTCCAAAAAACGTGCTGCAATGGCACAAGCTGATCCTCAGAATGGGTTTATGTGGGGAATGCAGTCTGTCTATCAGAATGGAGCAGGCAATGCTAGTAAAGCATCCCGTAGCCCACAGTATGGTAATCCAAACTTGACTACCGGTGACATGCTTGACGGTGCAAACGGCATCTTTAAGCCACGTCAGGATTCGACAGGTAATCAACTCCTGAGTGATCCATTTAATACAAGTGGCTACCTTGATGGACAAACTTCGATGACAGTTGCCCCACAGACTGACCCAGAGATTGCTGGTCAAAATGCGTCACAACGTATTCAAATGATGGCTCAAGGTCAGCAGTATCAGGGCCTAAACAACCGTTCACAAATCATGGGTATTTGAAATGAGTAGTGAAAAGCTTGCAAGACGTAAAAAGATGGGTGATGACCCGACAGCAATGTCGAAGTCAAATACAACAGAAGCTGGCGCTGTTGCTCCACCACAGCCTCTACCTCAAGCACCTCAGGGTAAAGGCAACATGATGAACAACCCAATGAATGGGATGTCAATGGGTGGTGGTATGCCTCAGCCAGGGTCCATGCAAGGCATGAATCTTTTCCCATATGGAGATGGTGGAATTCCCGCTAACGATGGACGAATGGGTGCTGTTGGTTATACACCTAATAGTGGAATGCCACAAAACCTGGTGGCTGGTCGTGGAATGAACCAACAGCCATATAACACTCAACAGCAGCCCATGGGTGAAACTCAGCTGCGGATGAATTCTATGTACATGGGTCAGCAATCTGCAGAGCGTGCACAGAAACTGTATGCCGCTAGTGCTGGTGGTGATCCTCAAGCAGCTATGCCTTCTTATCAAGTTGGACCTATGGGAATGCTTGGTACTCCTGTTGAAGTCAATGCTCAGCAGCCTATGCCTGGTGCAATGCCTCCTGGGATGGATACACGAACTCAAGGTGAGCTGGGACTGCAAGGTATGCAAGACGCTCAGATGGCTGCAGGTGTAGCGATGGGACTAGATACAAATCGCGGCGGTGGTCGCAATTCAATGGCTTGAGGTAATTAATCATGGCATCAACTTCTACTAATAAACAGCCAATGCTGATTGACCGCGTACTTCACGTGGTTGTTGACTTGACAGGTGCAACGGTGAATGCAGGCGCAGGCATTGAAGTCGGCGGAACCAACACTGCTGCTCCACTGATTGATTCAACGTCTGGTGACGGTGCAATCATTGAAGACATCTATAGCTACAGCCGAGGCACTGACTATACAATCAACCTGTACATCAGCTCAGCTTCTGATTACCTCAGACCTCAGCAAGGTATTTATATTGGCAGCTTTAAATCTGGTGCGGTAGCTGGCGCACGTGCTGAGTACACGGATATGCCTAGGATTCTTGCACCAGTACCACGTATCGGTGATGAGTCATCATTCCGTGCACTGTATGTTCCTAAAGGTAAAGCAGTGTGGGCAGCTGTTGTTCAACAATCAGCCAATGACCCTGCAACTGACGCACCTCTTATCGGAGCACAAGGCGGATTCTACTAATGCCTAGGAAGCAGAACGGCTTTGGTAAACCACAGTCGTTTTCTTTCAAGGAATTTGACCGTACAGATAAAGGCAAAGGCAAAGGTGCTGCTGGTTATTATCCAAGCGCTCGTCAGTACGGTACTGCAATTTCACGCTCAGTCATCGAAAAGTATGACTTAGATAGTGACTGGGTAAAGTGGCGTAAAGGATATGAATACTACAACAAAGCTGCTTGGTACAGACTAGAGACATACAACGACATCTCAGAAGACTACGAGACAAGTCAAATCAGATCAAAACTATACCAAGGTACACAGTATGAGATTGATGTGATCTTTGACGGCTATAAGTTTGCAACAAGAAATGCAGACAGTAATAACCATTACGTGATGAAGCGTACGGTAGAAACTGATGTTGACTTAGGTACAGTCACAGGTGTACTGAACGATCCGTATAAATATCCAATCAAGCAAAAGAACAGAGAAGTGTGGGTCACTGGTGTACCTGGAGCTCAAAGCCGCCTACTGCTTGAGATGATTGGTGATCGTGTGACTGATGGTGAAACAGAAGCAACTCTGAATTATGTGCTTAATTCACAAGAACGTCCAGCACTTTATATTGGTAAGTCATTTGAAAATCTTACAAAAATCAAAGTTACTATACCTCTTGATACGATTTAT